ACCGGAGTACCCGTCATCTCCTAATGTCAAGAGAAAACCAAAGAATTTATGAGATTTTTTGCCGGATTTTACGCTGATTCAGTAATTAAAGCCCTCGGAGAGTCAAGTCTGTGACGGAAAACACGCCTACACCCGAAGTATTCAAGTCTGCGATCCATGAGGCAGTCTGCATGACATCTCGCCCCAGGCGTGTCAAATCTTTTGTCAAAAGAGCGTCGGCCTGTCCTTGCCGGACAGCTTCCAGAAAATCATTCAGCCCAGGCCGGTCAAAGGTCAGGCCGCTGGCCTCGTCCTGGGATTCTCCCACAACATTGAGCTGATACTTTTCTGCAAAGCTGCGAAGATAAATCATTTGGTTCTCCAAAGCCCATTTATCAGGTGAAGCAACACGCCCATAGAGCCAATACCGTTTTTTATCCCTGTTCATGCTCCGCAGCCTCCTTTTTTGTGGTATCGGCAAGCAGCCGTTGATATTCGTCCCCGCATTTCCAAACGATCTCAATGGAAGTTGAACTATAAATGTAGATGTTCTGAATCAGTAAATCCACCAGTTCCCGTGTCAATGTCCTGACATTAGTATAGGGGAGTATGCTGCCAGCGGAGAGTTCTTCTCCCTTTGCCTGCCGTTTGGCGTCCTCCAGCTCTTTGATTTTAATTTCAAGCCGCTGGATATGTTTTTCACACCGTCCTCGCTTATGCTGGTAGTCCTCTGAGCTGACTTTGCCGGACACCATATCCTCAAAAGCCGCCATCTTTTCCTGCTGGCGCATCTGGATCGAGTTCTGGTGCGCTTTGATCTGCCGGTCAAGTCGTTGGTTGTGCCGGGCATCTTTTGCAGACTGGCGCTGCTTCGCCTGAACCGCCCCTCGGACAAGCTGGGCCATCGTGCGGATAGAAGCTAAAACCGCCTGTTCCAGTTCCTTTTCACCTATCTTGTCCTGTGGGCACCCAATATCCGGTTTATACCTGTCGGTTCGGCACACATAGCAGGGGTGGGCAGATTGCAGCCGCTCCATCGCAAGTCCACAGTGTCCGCACCGGATCTTCCGATAGAAAACTCGTGTGCTTTCCCCGGCAGAACCGGGATGGGAACTCCGATTCAGACTCTTGGCCGTATCGAAAACCTCCTGCGTAATGATTGCCGGAAACGCCCCATCCACAACAGTCCATTGATTTTCTGTAACAGCCTTGACCCGGCTGGAACCCACCTTTTTTCGGGTAGTCTTGCCATAGATCGCTTTGCCGGTGTACCGCTCATCATCCAGTATCTTGCGAACCATAGAAGAAGTCCAGTAGTTTTTATTCTGGTCTACGCAGTTCCACTTCCGGCTCACCGCTTGTAGCCGCTTCCTTTGCAGCGGGGTCAGCACTCCTTCTGTATTGAACTTTCTGGCTATGTCCGTAGTAGACAGGCCGCTGGTAAAGAGGTCAAACACACGCCGGACCACGGCGGCGGCATCCTCGTCCACCAAAAGAGTGTGCTTATTCCCAGGCGCTTTCTGATAGCCAAAGAACGCATAGGGGGCAACACAGTAGCCTTTTTCGGCAAGCTGCTTTTTGGTCGATCTCACTTTTTCCGACAAGTCCTTGCTGTAAAGGTCGTAGATCACATTTCGGAAGGACACATCAATCAAGCCCGCAGAACCGTACTTGTGATCCTTGCTGTCGTAGGAATCATTGATGGCGATAAATCGCACATCCAGGAAAGGGAAAATCTGTTCCAGATAGTCCCCAACCACGATATAGTCGCGCCCAAACCGGGACATATCCTTGACGATGATGCAGTTGATTTTCCTTTGACGCACCTGTTCCAAAAGCCGCCGGACGGCTGGCCGCTCCATGTTCGTCCCAGAATAACCGTCATCACAAAATTCGAGAATCTGCGCCCCGGCAAATTCAGGCCGCAGCTCAATGAAACGGCGGATGTAGGCCCGCTGATTGACAACGCTGTTGCTTTCGCTTTTTTCATCGGACAGATCGCCGTCCTCGGCGGAAAGCCGGATGTAAATGGCGATCACATAGTTCAACATTTGCTGTAAGACCTCCGGCATCGTGCTACACCTCCTCCTGAAACAACTTCTTCATCTCGTCCTGATAGTTCAACACGATATGTACCTGCTTGTCCTCATTCACATAGATCTTCTCCACCAGCGCCAGCAGCATCTCACGGGTCAGCTCTTTTTCATCCCGGAACTTGGCAAAAGCGGAAAACCACTTATTTTGTTTGGGACTTGCCTCCGGCAAGGCGTCCTTTTCGACCTGCAAATCCTGAAGGCGTCCCTCAAGCTGGCGGGCTTCATCCTCATACCGGCTTTTCCCGAATAGATAATCCGCCTGCGTTACAATACCGTCCACATAGCTTTCAAAGAGCGTCTGGCGGAGTGTGTCCAGCTTCTTTAAGCGTCCCTGCACCGATATGATCTCATTGTCAAGAGCCGTCCTGCGGCTTCTGGCCGCCGAGGACCGGCTGACCCTTTGGATGACTGCCTCCGCATCCGTGAGCATCGCCATCTGCAATCGAAGGACCTCATAAACGGCCGCTTTCAAATCGTTTTCTCGCAGGCCACCCGTATTGGGGCATCCGGCATCCAGAAGCATAGCGTGGCGGGGGCAGATAAAGTGGTACGCCACCGTCCTGCCTTTGTTATAAACACTCTTATAGCGTGTCATATTGTGCTGGCAGCACGCGCATACCACAAGCCCCTCAAAAATGTTTTCGCTGTCAAAATGGGCGTATTTCCCCAGACGGCTGTGGTATTCCTCGTGTTTGACTTTCAAAATGGCTTGAACCGCATCAAACAGTTCCTGCTCAATGATCGCCTCATGAGTGTTGGGGACAATGATCCATTCTGATGGGGGCATAATTTTTTGCTTCTGCCCAGCGTGCAGTTTTGTGATTTTCTTGCCCTGAACCATGTGCCCCAGATACACCGGATTCTCCAAAATATGCTTCACTGTCTGTGTCTGCCACGGGCTGTTTTCAGAAAACCTCTTGGTAAACACAACGCCCTGCAAATAGCGGTGGTAATTGGGATTGGGAATCTGTTCGGCAGTCAATGTTCTTGCTATCGCAGCGTTGCTCATTCCATCTTTTTTCATCCGAAAAATGCGCTGCACCACCTTCGCCGCGTCTAGGTCAACGGCCAGCTTATGCCGATCCTCCGGGGATTTCACATAGCCATAGGCGGCAAAATTGCCGATAAACTCGCCGCTGCGTTTCTTGGTGTCCAGCGCAGAATACACCTTTTGAGAAATGTCCTTGGCGTAAATGTCGTTCATCAGGTTTTTCAGCGCGATGGTCATGGCCTCTCCGCTGTCCGCCCGGATACTGTCGTAGTTATCATTGACGGAGATAAACCGCACTCCCATGAAGGGCAGTACCTTTTCCAGAAAGTTTCCGGTTTCCAGGAAGTCGCGCCCAAACCGGGACAGGTCTTTCACGATGATGCAGTCCACCCGGCCTGCTTTCACATCCTCCATCATCCGCTGGAATCCAGGGCGCTCAAAATTTGTCCCGGTTTCTCCGTTGTCACGATAGCAGTCGTACAGCTCCAAATCAGGGTGCTTGGCGATATACCCACACAGATAGTCGATCTGCGTTTGCAGGCTCTCGCTGTCCTTGCGGTCACGGGTGTCCATGATGGAGAGGCGCACATAAAGAGCTGTGCGGAAAATCCGCAGAGCGGCGGCCTTGGGCAGTACATCAACCGGAACGCCCTGTGCGGCCGCTATCTGTTTTCTTCTGCTCACACGCGCCATTTACACCGCCTCCTTTACCGTGGGGGCTGCCTGCGCCGCCTGACGATCCATATACTGTTCGATGTAGGCTACCGCCGCCCTGTACTCATTCTGGTACTTGAAAATGATCTCAATTCGGTTCCCTTCATAGACATAGATACGGTCGATGATCTTCACCAGGATTTTGCGCTCCATCACATCCACATGGCGGAAGGACTTGAAATGGGCGATCCATTCTCCCTGCGGGGAACCCGCCCGCACAATGGCGTCCAATTCCTCCTGCCGCTTACTGATGGCCGCCGCAATCGCCTCGCACTTTTCCGTGTAAATCCGCTGATACTGCTTGAACTCATCTTCATTCAGCAGATGGTCCACGAACTTCTCATAAGCGGACATTTTGAACCGCATGGCCTGTTCATAATCGGCTTTCAGCTTTTCAAGCTGCCGGTCAATCTTTCTGGCCTCTGTGTCCTCTGCGGGGAGAGCGGCGATGAATTGCAGGGTTTTCTCAATGTTCAGCACCGTTTCCATGTGAGCGTGGATACAGTCACGAACTGCGTCTGTCAGCAGCGCCTCGCTGATATTGTGGGTAGTGCAGGCGGTTTTGTCCGCCCGATTGGTGGAGCAGGAGTAATAAAAATATTTTTTCCCGCCAGCCGGAACGGTCTTGCGGATCATGTTCTGCTTGCAATCAGCGCAGAACAAAAGTCCCGAAAAGGGATAGACCGTCTTTTTCTGTACGGCGATTCTGGTGTCCCGGCACAGCAGGCCGCTGACTGTCCGAAAATCCACCTCGCTGATAATCGGCTCATGGGCGCCGGGAACCCTGATCCACTCGTCCTCTGGCTTCTCCATCAGCTTCTTGATTTTATAGTTTGGTCGCCCGGTCTTTCCCTGAACCATCACACCGATATAGAGGGGATTCTTCAGGATGCGCCCAACCGCTACCGCCGACCACTTGGCCTGCGGATTGCTTTTGAAGCCGGAGATATACTTCATCCCCAGGGAACGCTTGTATTCTGATGGAGAGAGGACCCCATCGGCGTTCAGCCGGTCAGCGATCCCCTGCTGGCTCATTCCTTCCAGCTTCCAGCGGAAAATATCCCGCACCACCTCGGCGGCGTAATCGTCCACAACAAGCTGATTCTTGTCGTCCGGTGATTTCAGATAGCCGTAGGCGGCAAACGCCCCCACAAACTGCCCCTTTCTTTTTTTAACCTCCAAATGGCTGCGGATTTTCACTGAAATATCCCGGCTGTAAGAATCGTTCATCAGGTTTTTGATGGGCAGCAGGATGGTGCTGGCCTGCCCCTGTAAATTGGCGGTATCATAGCCGTCGTTAATGGCGATGAACCGTATCCCGTGGTCTGCAAACTCCTGTAAGACCTTTCCGGTTTCAATATAGTTGCGCCCCAAACGGGACAGGTCTTTTACCACGACGCAGTTGACTGCGCCGGAACGCACATCCTGTAAGACTTCCTGAATCCCAGGACGAAAAAAATCAACGCCACTAAACCCGTCATCCTTCCTCTCGGCATGGATGCGGATTTCTGGCATTGATTTCAAAAATTCCGTGATAAATTCCCGCTGATTCTTGATGCTGTTGCTTTCCGGCTTATCTCCATCATCATCAGACAGCCGGAGATAGATGTCGGCGTTATAAACAGCCTGCGCGGTCAAATTTTTCATAACAATGCCTCCAATCGTTTTGTTCGTCAGTCCCAACAACGATTGGAGTGCGAGTTTTGTCCGATTTCTATTATACAGCAGGGCACAGTCAGTGTCCAGGTATTTTTTTCGGTTCCATTCGTGTCAGGGATTTACAGGGTACGGAGATAGCTTTCAAATTGTTCCTCCATTGTGGTTTCCTTGGCCGCCTCGGAAAAGCCAATTTTCACGACGATCTTTCCGTGGCGGAAGCAGTAGGGGTTGCGGATCTGACGGATGAAGTCCAGTATCCGTTCCTCTCTTGGAAGTTCTGTGTGGATGGATATATCCCGAATATCGACAAGCTGTTCTGGATCGACCGTCTTAATATCAACGGCGGAGAGCGTATCAAGCTCTGCAAGCGTGAGTGATTTCAAACAGGTTCCTCCTTTCTGCCTCTACCAATCTATTCAGAAGGGCGCCTGTCCTATGCCAGAGAACGCAGGCCCACGCTGATTGCCAGGGCTGTGTCGATCTCCTTCATCTTTTTCTTGTTGATCTGCCCGATATAGCCTCGCAGCCGCCTACGGTCAACCGTCCGTATCTGCTCCAACAGCAGCAGGGAGGTAGGGGCAAGGCCCGGCACATCCTCCAACAAAACATGGGTAGGAAGGTGGGTCTTATCCCTTCGGCTGGTGATGGCCGCCGCTACCACGGTAGGGCTGAAATAGTTTCCCACATCATTTTGGAGAATGAGGATAGGGCGCGTTCCGCCCTGTTCCGAGCCAACCACCGGGTCTAGGTCGGCATAGAACAAAGCGCCGCGCCGGATCGCCTTTCGCCGCATAAGAATGACCTCCTGAATATAAGTAAGCCGGAAACAGGGCAAGCCCCGAAAGGCCCGCCCTGCGTCCGGCGAATTTTTTCCAATCTGTTTTCTTTCATTGTGCTATTTGTCCTCGACACCCCGCACATGGGAAGTCATCAGCGGCCAGCAGCGAACCGGCCCACGGGAATCTCACCCCTCCGAGGATCTCTCCGAGCTGCCCCCATTGCGTGATCCTGCGGTCAGGCAGGGCTGTGGCTGGACAGGAGTACCATTGTACCCTTTGCCGGTCATGGCCGCGCCGGGAGCTGCCCGGTTTTTACAGACCGCCGTTTCTCGCTCATACAGGCAGGATGACAGCAAGACCAATGAAAGAAAGTAGGTGGGATCTGCTCATCCGTGCCGTACCTCATGGCGCGGCTTCTGAATCGGCTTTTGCTCATCGCACTGGCAAAGGGGAAGTTACCGATGAATGAGTATGCGGTTGTCAAGGTACAGGCGAAAGGGGGGTCAGAAAGAACTCCTTTCACCCATCGTCCTGAAACCGTGGGGGTGTCAACCCTGCTCCGCAAAAAATTTTTTCAATTTTTCGATGGCAAGGTTCAGGGATTTGGCAACAGCCTGATGGCTTGTCCCTTCCAACCTGCCGATCTGCCGGGTGGACAGACCACGGAACACATGGAGTCGAAAACGCCGTTTCTGGACTTCTGTAAGTACGCCCGCAGCAAACAGTCGCTCCAGTGCAATCCGGGCATAGCGGCGGTTTTGTACTTCTGCCGCCAGTTCCTCCAATTCTTCTTCCAATGGCCGGGTAGAGCAGCAGTCCATTTCCTCTAAACCGTGGATGGACACATCCTTGCGGGTCTGTGTGCTTTCAGCCCGATCCTGCTCATAGTAAATCTCATCGGACAGGGCTTTCAGCTCCGCAAAGTCCTGTTCTGTTTTATCCGGGTTCTCCTTCAGGTAATCCTCCAGAGCAACCTCAATAATTTCATCATGGAAGCGATAAACAATATTGGGGCTGTATTTGTTTATCGCATAATCGCTTTTGCGATAATCCCGCAATTTTTGTACCTCCGATCTGTTTTTTGCGAAAAC